GCCACATTTTCATAAACTGCGAGAAAAAAGGTTAGCAATGGGCATTCGTGGGCGGCACTCGTCCGCCGAATTGGCCGTTATTTCCGGCTCCGGCATCGTTTCGATTGCGCGGCCCGATCCGCCGAAGGAATTGACCGACGAGCAGGCCGACGAGTGGCGGCAGGTTGTTAACCGCCTTCCTGCGGATTGGTTCCCGCGCGAGACGTGGGGGATTCTGTCCCAGTATTGCCGTCACGTAATCGCGGCGCGGCGCGTGGCGCAGCTTATCCAGGATTTTGAATCCTCCGATCAGATTGATGTCGAGGCTTATGACCGGCTCCTAAAGATGCAGGAGCGCGAGGGTAGGGCGCTTTCGTCGCTCGCCACTCGAATGCGGATTTCCCAACAATCGAGCTATGAGCCAAACAAAGCCAAAGGCAAGGTTGCGGGGCCGAAGCCCTGGACCATCGGCAAGCCAGACCAAGGGTGATCGGAATATAGCCTGGATTGAGGCGGTGTGCCGCGTCCCGGAGGGGCGGGATGTCGGGAAGCCCCTTACACTCAGGCAATGGCAGCGCGCCGAGATAAAGCGGATTTACGACAACCCGCATGGCACACGCCGCGCGATCCTAAGTTTTGGCCGCAAAAATGGGAAGGCGCTTTGTCTCGATACACCAATCCCAACTCCCAAGGGATGGCGTACTATTCGGGACATCGAACCGGATGATGAAGTTTATGGGGCTGATGGTTTGCCTCATCGGGTTCTGGCAACCTCCCAAATATTTATTGGGAAGCGGTGTTATCGCCTGACGTTTTCTGACGGCACGAAAATTGTCGCCTCTGAGGACCATCTTTGGCAGACGCGCCATTCATACCGTCCATGGGCAAAAGCTCGCGTCAACGGTTCTGGTTATGGTGGACGCTGGCGTAACGACGTTATCTCCACCGCGAACATCGCTGAATCGGTCTATCGGGTACGCAAAGACGGCGGCAAAGAACATAATCATAAGATCGGCGTGGCACCGGCCATCCAGTCTGGTGATGTTCCCCTGCCTATTGATCCTTATGTTCTTGGCGTCTGGCTTGGCGATGGTTATTCGCGCAGCGCCCGCATTGCTTGTGGCGATCAAGATTTAGATAACCTAACGCGGCAACTATCCGCAGCCGGTTATCCGTCAAAGGTTAGAAAAGAAAAAACCGCCTGGAAGGTATCCGTAACGCAGGATCGTAACGGGATACTCCAAGTTCCGTTGCGCCGATTGGGCTTACTTGGAAACAAGCACATCCCAGAGGCGTACCTGAATGCTGGAACCGCACAGAGATGGGCGCTCCTTCAGGGTTTGATGGATACCGATGGCGGCGTAAATCGCTGCGGAGGGCAAACCACCGCTCGGTGTTCGTTCTCCAATACGCGGCATAGTCTGGCGTTCGGCGCTTGGCGTCTTGCCCGGTCACTGGGGCTGAAAGCAACTATAACTGAATCCGACGCCCGACTGAATGGCAGAGTTACAGGGCGTAAGTGGCTCGTAGAGTTTGCCGCCTCTGCGGATGAGCGGATTTTCAGGCTAGAGCGAAAGCAATCGCTTTTACCCAAAGCCATCGGCGCTCGGTCCAGAACACTTGCTATCGTTAAATGCGAAGAAATCGAAAGTGTGCCGACAAAATGTCTAGCGGTGGATTCGCCAGATAATCTGTTTCTTGCCGGATATGGATGCGTCCCGACCCACAATACGGCTTTGGCCGCTTTGCTCCTGTTGTTGCACCTTTGCGGCCCTGAGGCGCGGGCTAATTCGCAGCTTTATTCTGCGGCGCAATCGCGCGATCAGGCGGCTATTCTGTTTTCGCTTGCCTCTAAAATTGTGCGGATGTCGCCGGAACTGACTGGCTATGTCGTCATTCGCGACACAGCGAAGCAGCTTTACTGCCCAGAGTTGGGGACGCTTTACCGCGCTCTAAGCGCAGACGCGACCACGGCTTACGGTCTAAGCCCTGTTTTCATCGTTCACGACGAGTTAGGCCAGGTGAGGGGGCCGCGCTCCGAGTTGTACGAGGCGCTCGAGACGGCGACGGCGGCGCAGGATTCGCCGCTATCGCTTGTGATCTCGACGCAAGCGCCAACGGACGCGGACTTGCTTTCTGTTCTGATCGACGACGCGCTTGCGGGGCACGATCCTGCGGTGATTGTCAGCTTATTTTCCGCACCGGATAGCCTAGACCCGTTTTCAGAAGATGCGATCAGGGCTGCCAACCCCGCGTTCGGAGATTTCCAGAACGCCAAGGAAGTGTTGGCGATGGCCGAAGGCGCGCGGCGGATGCCGTCGCGTGAAGCCGAATATCGGAACCTGATCCTTAATCAGAGGGTTGCCGCCGAGGAATTATGGATTCCGCCAAGCGTCTGGGATTTGAACGCATCCGCATCTGAATTTGATCGGCTGATAGACGCGCCGGTTTATGTCGGGGCCGATCTCTCGGCCACCCAGGACTTGACAGCCGTAGTGGCCGCTTGCCCCGACGATGAGGGCATTTGGCATACGAGGTGCTGGTTTTTTCTACCCAGAGACGGGATTCTGGATCGCGCCCGCGCGGATCGCGTTCCTTACGATGTCTGGAACGGACAGGGGCTGCTCATAGCCACGCCGGGCCGGACGGTCGATGAGGATTTCGTGGCGGCCACGATCAAGCGCGATTTAGCCGGACGTAACATCGTCTCGTTTTCATACGACCGCTGGCAGATTGACAGGCTGAAAAAGGCTTTTGCTCGAGCGGATTACGGTCCGCCGATGATGGAATTTGGGCAAGGCTTCAAAAGCATGTCCCCTGCCGTGAAGGCGGTGGAGACGCTGGCCCTGCAATCCCGGCTGCGTCACGGGAAGCATCCAATTTTGACCATGTGCATCGCCAACTCGCGCGTCGAAATTGACGCTAGTGGGAACAGAAAATTGACCAAGAAGAAAGCAACTGGCCGCATCGACGGAGCGATTGCGTTGGCAATGGCTATCGGCAGCGCGGACACCGCAGAGGACAGCACTAGCGTTTACGACACGGAGGGCGGATTCCGTAACGAGTATGCGGGCATCGGATCAATATATGATGCCGAGGCTACCGTATGAACATCATCCAGCGCGTTGGATCTTGGCTGATGAAGTCCGGCACTTCCAGCCCAGAACGGTGGCTATTGGATTGGGTCGGTGGCGAAGAAGCTGACGCCGGAGTCCGCGTCAATGCGCAAAGCGCGCAGCGCAGCGCGGCGGTTTATGCGGCAGTACAGGTTTTATCGCAAGACATCGCGAAACTGCCTCTTAAACTTTATCGTAAGTTGCCCGACGGCAAGGGCCGGGTAAGCGCGGAGGATCATCCGCTCTACAAACTGCTGGCCGCAGAACCTAACAAGGTGCAGTCCTCGTTCGACTGGCGCGAAACGATGCAGTCGCATCTGTTACTGCGCGGCAATGCCTACTCCCTGATCGAGCGCGATGGTCGTTATACGCCTAAACGGTTGATTCCGCTCCATCCCGACTGGGTTGAGGTGCGTTTAGATAGCGATGGCACCATCTTTTATGACGTAAGGATGTGGGCTGGCGCAAAGGTTCAGCGGCATTACCAAGAAGATATTCTGCACATTCGCGACAAGGCCGAAGATGGATATGTCGGAGTAAGCCGGATTTCACAAGCCCGCAACGTCATAGGTATGGACCTTGCGACGGCGAAACACGCATCGAAGCTGTTTGCGAATGGCGCTCGCCCCGGCGGCCTGCTGGTTCATCCAGGCAAGGTCGGCAAAGAGGGCCGCAAAAGCATCGCGAAGGAGTGGAATGAGCAATACCAGGGCGTCGAAAACACGAACCGGGTTGCGGTTCTTGCCGAAGCTATGGATTTCAAACCCATAGCAATGACCAATGTTGATGCCGAATTTATTGAAGCGCGCAAACTGACGCGCGCGGAGATCGCCAGCATCTTTCGTGTGCCGCCGCACAAGATCGGCATTCTAGACAATGCGACGTTTTCTAATATCGAGCATCAGTCGCTCGAATACGTCACTGATTCACTGATGCCAATCGCCAAACGCTGGGAGCAAACGCTTAACGCAACGCTCCTGCGCGATACGGAGAAGGGCGAATATTACTTCGAGTTTCTTTTCGACGCGCTTCTGCGCGGTGATCTCAAGAGCCGCTATGACGCCTACGCCGTTGCGAGAAATTGGGGATGGATGAGCGCAAACGACGTTCTTGAAAAGGAAAATATGAATCCGATTCCTGACGGAGACGAATATTTACGGCCTACGAACATGACTATTGCCGGAACTCCGATATTGCCGTCAGACGCCTCGCCACCCCCAACGAAAGACATGCGACCGCACGAGGCGTTGCGGCTAGTCGCTGGAGAATAAGCATGCGTCGGCTCGTTCTTGGGTCCAAGGAATTTCAAGTTAGAAAATTACGCGAAGCAAAAGAAAGTGGCGATGAGTGTCTTATCCGCCGAACGCTTGAAACGGAAATCAAGGCGAGCGGCGAGGACGCCCGCGTTCTTGATTTTACAATTTCGACGAAATCGGTTGATCGCTATGGCGACACCGTGAACCCGGAAGGCTGGAAACTCAAAGCCTATAAAAAGAATCCGGTCGTCTTGTGGATGCACGACAATTCGCTTCTGCCCGTAGGCAAGGCAACAAATGTTCGTGTTGAGGATGGCAAGCTCAAATCTCGCGTCGAGTTTACGCCGATGGGGATGCTGGCCTTCAACGATACCGTCTATCAGATGCTTAAGGACGGTTATTTGTCGGCGACATCCGTTGGGTTTGTCCCGCTGAAATACAATTTTTCCGAAGACCCCAAGCGCCAGCTTGGAATTGATTTTGTCGAGCAGGAATTACTCGAATTTTCAATCGTTACCGTTCCGGCGAACGCCGAAGCGTTAATCGAGGGTCGCGACATGGATGAGGTGGTCACTTTTGACGCATCTCATTCCGTCGAATTTGCGCGCCACCGCCTCGAATTATTGAAACTCGGCTAACGCCGAACCGCATCCGCTCGCGAGGGCGGCTGAACAGTGGCCGGGAAAATCCCGGCCATTTTTTTTGGACAAAAGGAGATTTCAATGTCCAATCGTTTGAAGGCCCTCCGCGAAAAGCGGGCCGATATTATCAATGCTGCCGAACTTATTACTGAAAAGGCTGAGAAAGAAAGCCGTCTCGTTCTCAACGAGGATGAGCGCAAGGCGCACGTCGCGCATCTTGACGAGATCAAGACGCTTGACGCTGAGATTCAGCGTGAGGAGTCGATCCTTGCCGCGAAGGCCGCTAAGGCGCAGCCGATCAACATTGTCGATGGCGTCCCCGCTCTCTCGGCCGCCCGCAGCGTTCTTTCGTCTCACGCGCTCAAAAACATTCGCGGCGAAAATTCTCTGTCTCGCGCTCACAAGGTGGGGCAGTTTTTCCTCGCGACCATGTTCGGCAACGAGAAGTCCGCGAACTGGTGCCGCGAAAACGGCCTGATGGTTCAAAAGGCGATGTCGGAAGGCATCAACTCCGCCGGCGGCTTCTTTGTCCCCGAAGAAGTGTCGATGGAAATCATCACGCTCCGCGACAATTACGGATTGGCCCGTCAGGAGTTGCGCGTGTACCCGATGGGGCGCGACCGCATCACCATTCCGAAATGGGTCAGCGGCCTGACCACGTATTTTGTCGATGACAAGGGCACCGCCGTTACCACCTCCGATCCGGTTTATGGACAGATCGGGCTGACGGCGAAGGCGATGGCCGCGCTCACCTATGTTTCGCGCGATCTGGACGAGGACGCCGCCGTCTCCATGGGCGACCTTCTCTCCGGCGAATTGGCGTGGGCTTTTGCCAAGGCTGAGGATGGCTGCCTCTTTAGCGGAGACGGCACTTCCACCTATGGCGGTATGACGGGCCTGCGCTCGATCTTCAACGCTGGCGTTGGGTCTTTGGCTGGTGCCGTTGATGCGGCAAGCGGCCATGACACGATGGCTGAAATCGACGCGGTGGACCTTGCGAGTGTGCAGGGCAAGCTGCCGCAGTACGTTTATGATCGCGGCAATCCCAAGTGGTACTGCTCGCAAACGATGTTTGCGAACGTCTTTGAACGCCTGATCGGAGCTTCCGGTGGCGTCACCAAGGACCAGGCATCGGGCCGCACGATCCGCCAATACAACGGATATGATGTTGTGATTACGCCCGCCATGCTCGCGCCCGCCTCGGCGACGACGGACGCTTCTGACGTTGCGATGATCCTGTTTGGCGACCTCTCGATGGCCGTCGCAATGGGCGACCGTCGCGGCTTGGAAGTCGAGCGTGACGCCAGCTACCGCTTCGCTAATCGTCAAATCGCCATTCTTGGCACCGAGCGCTTCGATATTGTCGCGCACGGGACCGGCGATAGCTCCAACGCTGGCGCGGTTGTCGCGCTGATGGGCGAATAAGCCTAGCGGCTTTTCATCTCAATCATTTTGCCAAGACAGGCGCTGACGCTCTCACGGGCGCGCAGCGCCTGTCGCTTTTCAACTCAATTATTTTGGAAAGGACTGGGCCATGCTTCCGCATCCCAAGACTGTGCTTGCTATTTTGCCGGTTTCTAAAACGAACGGCGCTACTGCCACAGGCGAAGCTATTGATACGAAGGGCTACGACTTCGCAGCCATCAGCGTTATCGGTAGCAATGCCGACGTTGTGTCCAATACGCTTTCGGTTTTGAAGATCGAGGAGGGCGACACGACTTCCTCCTACGCGACCTTCACCGGGGCTGTTTCGGGCACCGACTACACTATCGCGACGAACGCCTACACTTCGACCGCTGGTCAGAATGTGTGGACCTTCTTTGTCGATTGCCGCAACCGCAAGCGTTACTTGCGCGTCTCGGCGTCCCCGCAGACCACGATGGTTCTCGCTGGTGTTGCGGCCCTTCATCGCGGTGAAATCGCGCCGACCAGTGCGGCAACAGCAGGCACTCTGAACGCGATTTACGTCTAAGTCTGTATCGCGCGGCTAGGGTCATTCCCGAAAAGCTGGCCCTCCCCCGGCCTGCCGCGTGTTTTTTGGGGACGGTTCTGGAGAAGCCATGAAAATCAATATCGGCTCCGGCAGCAATCCGCTGCCGTATTACCTGAATCTTGACCGTAAAAACGGAGACGAGGCGTTTCCGCTTTCACACAATGGCGTTGAAATTAAGGATGAGAGCGTTGATGTTATCCGCGCCAGTCACATCCTTGAGCACTTCTCACATACCGAAGCCCCGGAAGTCATCAAGCATTGGGCTTCAAAACTAAAGCCGGGCGGCGTTCTCAAGATTGCCGTTCCTGATTTTGATTGGTGTGTCGAGCAATACAGCGCCGGTTCGCAGGCACCGCTAGAAGCATATTTGATGGGCGGTCAGACGGACGCAGACGACTATCATAGATCGCTGTTCAACGAGCGGACGCTTATTGACTATTTCCGCGCGGCAAATCTGACCGACATTGGCAAGTGGGATTCAGACGCCAGCGACTGCTCGCGGCTTCCCGTATCTCTCAACATGCGGGCGGTGAAGCCTGCCAAAATAAAGAAAATGCCGAACATTGTCGCGGCAATGTCGATGCCTCGCGTTCACTGGACGGCCAATCACCGCTGCACAACGGAGAATTTGTCGAAGCTGGGCATCCCTTTACAGACATATGAAGGCGTTTATTGGGGGCAATGCCTTGAGCGCGGATTTGATGACATCATTGCTGGCGGTGCTGACGCTATATTGACGATTGATTTCGATACGCTTTTTTCAGCACAAGACGTACTGACGCTCATTCGCTTATACCTGCTTAATCAGCACGCAGACGCAATCTGCGCCATGCAGCAGGCAAGAGGCTGGGATTCGGTTTTAGCGACGGTCGATTTACCGCCGGGAACCGAACCGGGGAGGGTTCCAGCCAATTTATTCGACGATGATCTGCTTAAGCTCAAGACCGGCCATTTCGGCCTGACACTGATTAGGGCTGCATCGCTGCGAGATGTCAAAAAGCCCTGGTTCCTCTCTACACCCTCTAAAGACGGTTCGTGGGGTGAGGGGCATGAGGACGAAGATATTTATTTCTGGCGCAACTGGGAACGCAGCGGCAAGACGCTTTACTGCGCAAACCGCGTTTCAGTGGGGCACATTGAGGCGGTCATAAAGTGGCCGGGCCGCAATCTGGGAGGCATCTACCAGCGAGTGCCCGACTATTGGAAAAGCGGCAAACCGCAGGATGCCTGGAAATGACAAAGATCAAGCTTATAAAGGCGTGGCGGATTTGGTCTGCCGGGCACGTCATCCCCGACATGCCAGAGAACATTGCAAACTCGCTGATTGCCCGTGGCATTGCCGAGCTGGTCAAGCCTGCCGCTGCAATGCGGGCTGGGCGTGACTACATCACGCGAAAGGCGGGTAAGCCATGAGCATCGCCGCGAAAGAACGCGAGAAATACGCAAGGGCATGGGCGATAGACGATTATTCCAAATTCTCCCCCGGCCTTTCCCACATTGACATGTTCTGGTCGATTGCGTCCCCTAAACGTGGCCAATCCCTGATTGACGTTGGTTGCGGCGCTGGAGCGGCAACGCGGGCTTTGAAATCTCGCGGCCTTAGCGTCAGGGGGTTCGATCTCACTGACACGGCGTGGGATCACGACGATATACCGCTGACGACCGGCACGATCTGGCGCGACTTGCGCGGCGGTCCATACGATTACGCCTATTGCTGCGATGTGATGGAACATATACCGACAGAATTTGTTGGCCTTGCCATTGATCGTATTTTGCAAGTTGCGCCCAAGGCGTTCTTTTCGATCTCTTTCACCGAAGATCACTTCGGGGACTTTGTTGGCGAAGCCCTGCACCTAACGGTTAAACCCTTCGTCTGGTGGCGTGATCTGTTGCGTGAATTGGGCATTGTGCATGAAGCCCGCGACCTGATGGGCGAGGGGGTGTTTTATGTCGCTCGATAACGACACGTACACACTGGCCGAAGGTGAAAAGTTTGACGCTTCCGTAATGAAAGTGAATACCGACCACGAAACCTTATTTTCAAATGTACGCAGCTCAATTCGTCTGCAATTACCGCAGATCAGTCCGCACCAAACGAGTAAAGTACCCGTTTGCATTGTCGGGGGCGGCTGGTCACTTAACGAGCCAAGCGTTTACGATGAATTACGCGAGCTATATTTTAATGGGGCCAAGATTGTCGCGTTAAATGGCTCCGCAAAGTGGCTTATGGAGCGTAACTTAAAGCCATCACTCCATGTGATACTGGATGCCCGCCCTCAAAATGTTGACTTTCTCAACGTCAAAATACCCAACTGCAAGACAATGCTCGCATCGCAATGCGACCCAGTTATGTTTGATGCAGCGGATGATCGTGACACATACATATTCCATGCTGTAGCAGAAACCGCTGGCGAAGAAATATCAATTCTTGACGAATTTTACGGCAAGGGCAGGTGGGTGCGAGTGCCTGCGGCTGGCACAGTCGGCATAACGTCAATCCTGCTTTTGAGAATATTGGGATTTCGATTTCAGCATATGTTTGGAATTGACAGTTGCTACAAGCCTGACGGAACACACCACGCCTATCCGCAGTCACTTAATGACAATGAGGGCGCGGCCTTGTTCAAAGTAGCTGGCCGGGAGTACCTTTGCAGCGCATGGCAGGCGGCGCAGGCTCGTAATTTTCTAGACGTTATTCGCGTGAACGGAGAACATTTTGAAATTGATGTTCATGGCGATGGTTTGCTCTCTTATTTATTGAAAACCGGCGCGGAAATGCCGGAACAGGAGAAATAAATGGCGGTCCAGGCGTTCAAGTTCTACAAGCGGTTTAAGCGATACATGGCTGACGGCACCATTGACTTAGATGGCACCTCGTTTGACATGCACTTGATGAAGTCAACGTCGAATGCCGCGACCAATACGCTCTCGACGTATGGCTCGCTCACGAACCAGATTGCATCGGCTGGCGGCTACACGCTGGCGGGCAAGGCGATGACGCGCACATGGTCAACCGGCGCATCGGCTGGCGTCATGCGGTTTAATTTTACGGCCATATCGCATTCAGCATCGGCAAACATAACGTCGATCATGTTTTATGTCGTAGTCGCGCGCACTGGCACGAGTGCCAAGGCATCCGCGAATAAGCTGGTGGGCTATGCGTCGCTTACGTCCGCCGTCTTTACCGTATCGAGCGGCAATAA